ATCCAAGTTAACCCAGCGCGAGCCTTGTCGACGTTGCCATCCATTAGGTGGTCGTAAATTGCCTCAAGCTGCGTTTGCTGATTGCTTGTCATTTTCTTCGTCTCCTTCGTCTGTTTCTATGAATTGTGCGAGTTCTGATTCTATTAGCCTTCCGCTATCACGCTGGTAAAAAAGCGTGTCGGCTGGACCTATTGAACCACTGAACCTATTTTTCAGGACCGTCAGTTGCCTGAAATCTGAGCTTGGGTCTTCAGGGTCTTTCTGAAGCCCGATTGCGCTGTCTGCGAGTTGTGCCAGGCTGTGGCTGGACCTAAGCTGAGACAATGAGACAGCTGCACCATCCTCATGCCCTCGCCCTCCTGGACGAGTAAGGTGGCTGACCATAATCATGCCAATATCGAGTTCCTGAACTAAGGTTCTGAACTGCGTGACGCATCTATCTAGTTCGCGCCGCTCATCAACCATGTTGGCAGTAAGCATTGTGACATGGTCTAAGATTATCCAGTCGGTATCTAATGCACGAGCCATGTACTGTATCCGTTGGCAAATTAGTTCCGCCGAACTTGAGCCAAAACTATCGTAAAGAACACAAGTGCGGTCCTCAAACAGGTCGTCAAACCCATCTAAAACCTCTTGGTCTGTCGCCTGGCTTCGGTCAATCAACAGGTTTTTGTCCAGGTGGATGCCTACCAAGCCCAACAAGGTGCGCTTCGGAGCCTCCTCCAATGAAATCAATCCGACTTTCTGGCCTGACATCATGAGGTGATAAGCGACCTCTTTACAAAAGGTAGTCTTGCCGCAGCCCGACCCGCTAGCCAAAGTTATCAGCTCCCGCTTTCTCATTCCCATCAGCCGCTCATTCAGTAATGAATAAGGCCAGCTGACAGAACTTGCGGTCTCATCAACGCTTATGACATCTCTAAAATCTTTAGCTGCCTTGATACCATCAGGGCGGAACTCTCTAGCTTGCCAGATTGACTGTATCAATTCGGCTGACTTGCCTTTAATCAGTGCATCATTTGCATCTTTAGCTGGTAATGATGCGATTTTGGCTTTGCCGACTGGTAGCACTTCAGCAATGGCCTGAGCAGCGTTTCTCCCTGCCTCATCCATATCTGTACAGATTACTACCTCGTCAAAACCGTTAAGGTAATCGAAGTTATCTTTAACAGCGCGAACAGCTGACTGTGCGCCTGAAGGCAGCGAGACACAGGCGTATTTATGTCCAAAGCATTTCGATAATGCTATGGCATCCAATTCACCTTCTGTCAGACAGACCTTCTTACCGTTTGACCATAGGTGGCTGCCGAACAGCGTAATGTTCTTGGTGTCTCCTACCATCTGAAAGGATTTGTCTTTACCACGCAGTTTCTGCGCTATGGCTTTACCTTGCTTGTCTCTGTAGGTGGCAATTTGAACCTGTTCACCATTGGCTTTTGTGCCAACCAGGTAACCAAACTTCCGGCAATCTTCTTCACTTAAACCTCTAGCTGGTATCGCTCTTGCGGTCCCTGAGATTAGATTGCTTGGTTGTGTAGGTGTTTGTTCTATCACTACTTCTCCTTCTGCTGGTGTATATTTGCCGCATCCAAAGCAGTAGAGATGCCCGTCTGAGTACAAAGAGTTGTTATTTCGTGAACCACAGGCTTCGCATGGCTCATGACTTACAAAAGTCGAACTATCATGTTCATTGGGCATCTCTAGGCTCTCCTTATTTCGCTAGACTGTATCGGGTGTATTTCTGTCCAAGGTTATCCCTCTTCCATTCGCTCACTATCTCGTAACCAAGGTCACGCAAGTCTTTGATGCGGCGCGGTAGCGACCTCACTCTGTAAAGGTCAACAGCTTCAACAAACGTGATGCTGCCAACTTTGCGGAGATGGTCGAGAATTAAGTTATTTTGGCTCATTTACTGTTCCTTTCCTTCATCAAGCCACTCCTGCGGAATGGTCTTGTTGGCGTATGTGAAATTGTGTTTTTCGCAGTAGGCGGCGTAAGTAGTCGGGCTGCGCTTGTACAAACGTGCGTTTTGATTGCTAAACACCAGCCGCAAATCTAATTCGGGGTGTTGTTCATGCAAAAGATGCCATTTCTGGCGCTCTTCAACTGGCCAAATTCCTTTCGTCTCAACGTAGAAAAAGCCACCATCCGAAGATGGCAGCTTGAAATCTGGTGTGTATGTCGAATTGCGTTCAGGCCATATGTATTTGACCTTATCGGTCTCGTACAAAACATCGAGACCTGCATCGTTTATCTGCTGCGCAGCTTTATCTTCCAGGCCACTCCTATAGCCTCGTGCTATTGCATGGGAGCGGCGTTTAGAAATTGTATGAGCCTTGCCCATCACCGTTAGCTTCATTGTCGTTAGCAGCAACAAAGCCACCTTCGACTGAACCAAACTGAACAGCACCACTGGCACCTTCAGACAGTTTGATTAGCTGGACTGCACCAAGCTGCATCGAAATGCCGTGGCGCCCTCCTGCATTGTAAGCGTAGAGGTTACCCGCCAGCTTCACCTCTGAGCCACCAAAGATGTTTGGTATGGCATCAGATGGGATGACCTTACCTTGGCTGTCACAGACAGCTGGCTGAAACTTGGATTTAGTCTTGATGACAACCTCACCTGTTTCTTCATCTTTAGCAAAAGGAAGCGTGGCAGATTTCGCCTTGTCACCAAACGCATCTTTCGCTGCATTGCGTACCTCTTCCATCAACGGCTTTGCATCAGCCTCTGACAGACGTAGGTTACATTTGTACTGACCTGCATGGTCGAACTGCGTATCTGCGTGGTTCAACCACGGATACTGACAAATCCCTTGCGGGGTTTTGAAGTTGATTTTTTTGTTAGACATTATTGATTGTCTCCTTCTGTAATTATTTCGCCATCATCATCGACAGCATTGGTTGGTAGCCCGAACTCTGCGAGTGACAGGCCCTGTTCTTCTGCTTCTGCAAGCAATGTTGCTGGGATAGGTTCGCCCCTTTTTAGGTACAGCTTCCCTATCCCAAGAAGTCGTTCTCTGGGGTCCACTTAATTTTCCTTTTGATGTTGTTCAGATGCACAAAAACCCTCAATCAAGAGGGCTTCTGGTACATAAGTGTCGGGGCTTGAAACCGTTGCTGTGCTTGGGTTTAACTGAAGGCGTAATCGCTCAGCAGCACCTCACTCAAGTCTAAATTCTTGCGTCCTGGAATTGTTGGTAGTTCTTGTGGTGCTTGGTCTAATCGAGCAAGCGTCTGCTCTAAAAGTTCTGTGTAAGGGCAGTGGTTTTCGAAGGTCCACTTAAATGCCTCACGTATTGATTGAGACATTGCAGCTACGTTACCAAGCGTGGTGCCGAAGCTATCATGCACTGTCATTACATCAACGACACCCTTCTCCCGCATCAACAGAACTGTTTTCATCAGAATGGTCGCATCGAGGGCGTGTACTATGTTTGGTGCTACTGCACGTTTTGATTTCCCATCGAGAACATCATCACTGTAAACACGCAAAGTAGCCTTAATTGTTCTGTGCTTACTCGCATCTCTGTCCCAACTTGGAAAATCAATTCGTTCCATAACAACGACCAGCTCTTCTGCAGCTGTGTTTTCAACACCGCAAGCCTGGCACACCCACTTTTTCTCCAGTATCTCTATTTTTTGAACGTAAAGGTCTCTTTACAGCTTTCACATTGCTGTAGTTTTTTGACTTCCCACTCCTTTTTCATATCCCTGTAAGATTGATGGACAGGAAAGCCTAAAGGTGTGACGTATTCGAGATGGATGTGAGCATCGTTACACAACTGAACGACATCCTGGAAAAACTTCATCCCATCTGCTGCTGACTTAACAACTTTCTTAATCGCTGCTTCATTAACGCCAGCTAAGTACCAAGAGGCGCCGTAACCACTATCATCTCCAAAAGGGTGCTTCTTGATTGTCCCTTTACGAAGTTTTTTCGATTCCTTCTCCATTATTTCAGTGCGGAGCTGGTCTGCAAAACCATAGCGGCGAGATGAATACGCCCATGTCATTGTGTTTCGTTTGACAGTTTTGCGTTTCAATCCGAACTTTTGCCACTGCCTTGCGTGTAAGAGTTTGAGACGTAGTTTTCTCTCATCTTCGTCATCATCGTTGCTTGGCTCATTGTCTAGGTATTCGAGGTCTTTTATGTCATCTTTGATTAGCCTGTTAGATTCAGCCATAACTGCTGTGTAGAGGTCACCAGGCTTTTTGTTGTTAGTAAGATTAACTCGTTCTCCATCAACTTCGTTCCGTCCCATTGCTGCATAGACTTGGATGCCGCTTTGGGTGGCGTCTAAGGAAATTGGCAGACCAGTCATGTAACCTTCGCCGTGGGTCATGGCGCCACAAAAGGCGTGACAGGCAGCAAGAAACTGAAATGGGTCATCTGCAGAAGTCCAAAACTCAAAAGCTGTTTCCATTATCGGCTTCTTCGTCTTCTCATCTACCAGTTTGTAACCTGTCAGCGGGTCGCGCTTCTGCCATTGTGTAGTGGTATCAGCAAAGCCCTTTTCACTTCCAACTACCATTAACCTTTCATTCATTAAGCGCACCCATGCATGACGCCGACTTAACCTGGTTTTATCCAGCCCGTTACCAAAGGTGTTGGCAATCTGAAGACAAAGAAACGCTACATTTTGGCTGGTAACTGCACTTTTATTAGCGAACTCGAAGATTGCTCTTAGGTAGTCGGTGTTGTGATGTCCAAACTCACTGGTATGGTAGACACGCCCACGGTAATCCCACTGGTGCGGCAGGTAGAAACCATTAACACCTTCTGCAGCGCCCTCTTGGATGCCCCTAGCTTCATCTAAGTTCCGTTTGATGCCTAAAAGGTTAGCATCAACTTCGCGATTTGATTTCTGTATTGCTAGACGCTCCCGTCCGTAATCAACCTGCTGATTTTTCGACATCTTGCGAAACTCAGCTGCGGGGATTTTCTTTTTTTCAGGTGCTTTTTCCAATGAAGGAAAGCTATTCACTGTATCGCCAAGCTTATTGTCCATCACCCATGTGATTGCTTCAACAATGTGTGCGTTAACAGTGTAAGGAACTTCTTGTAGTGTATTCAGCGCTTCCAAAGCATCATTCATAGAACCATTCTTCATGGCATCCATCACTGCTTTATCTTGCCCTTCGCTCATGTGTTTGACTGGTGGAACCTGGTTTGCCAAAGAAACATTATCGTATGGACCAAGTGAATCTGCTCCCCACGGATGAGGTTGGTTAAACATCGGACCAAACTGCGGGGTTTGCTGGTCGAGAAAGTTGTTGAGTGACGACAGCTGCTTGGAAGCTTCCTCAGTAAGCTTGATTTTAACTTGCTCATGCTCATCCTCAATCGCGTCTTTTATCTCCTGCCGTTCAAACAGGTCAGTTGCTTCAAAGACAGCTTTCAGCATGAGACCACCAACCTTAACAGTGGTCGAATTGTCCCATTTTTCCCAGTAGTAGTGGTCTAAATCAAAGACTGTCTGCACTACGCCATCTCTGTCTTTAACGAGCTTTTGCTTTTTCTTGCTAGCAATCCAGAGAGCCTGTTCGCGTCTCGTTCTTGGAGCGCCTGGTTTTGACGCAACACGATTAGAGATATCTTTAAGAAGCTGTTCGCCTTCACGAGACGACTTCAACACCTCATTCAAAATGTTGCTGTTCAACGCAGCACCAAGCTGCATAATCAAGTTGTTGCGTGTTGAGTTTGCGCCGACTGCATCAAGACAGCAGCGCAGAGCTAGTTCAGCAGTTTTCTCGACAGGATTGTAGTCGATGTGCTTAAACCACAACGGTTTCGTTTTAGGCTTTCTAGTCTTAACGTCTTCAATGTAACCGACAAGCGCTTCAACAACAGCATCTCTAGCCGCCTCAGAGGTCATCATGCCAGCTTTAGTGCCTGAGAGGTCACCACGACTAGCCTGGTCCTCACGGCGCTTCTTGGCTCTTTCGACACCCTTCTTCCTAGCGGCTGCTTCCCTAGCGTTATTGAGTAGTTGTCTTTTAGTAAGTTCTAGCATCGCTTCTCCTATTATCGAATCAATATATCCAAAGTCGATTACTGTGTCGTCCCAGTGAGACACAAAAAACTGTAAAAATTGTCATTTTGGTGGCTTGACAGAGGCACCCACCTCAGAAAGACCAAACATATCTTCCAGAAAGATGCGCACTGTTCCTCTGTCTAAGGTGTCACCCTCGAACCTCTCTAGGTGCGCTGGCTCTCGAAGGTAACGCATGGTTGAGTCAGCTATCTGAGAATGAGTAGCACCCATGTCACTGATGCCACCCTCCCCAAACCAACTAAAACAATCATCTAAGAAAGACGCTAGAACCTTGGTGCTTATGTTTTTCATTGGTTATTCTCCTTTGTTGTTGTCGTTGGTAACCCCAGTAACTAGGTCACTGAGGTTGGTCTTAGGTTTATGGCGTTCCCAAGTACCCCCAGCGCCATCTAAGGCTCTGAGAAGTATTTGTTCAGCTTGGTTGTTGTACTCGTCTACTGGATTTCTCTTTGGTACTTCGTGTCCTAATGTCATGGGCAAACTCCTTCCATCAAACCGACCTTCGCAGGATTGCGTGGTACATAAGTGTCGTGGCTTGGAAACCAGGCTCAGACTGGCTTACAGGACCGCAACATAAGTGTCGGACCTTGCACAAAAGGCTTCGATTACCTGTCGTGCTGAGGTTTACGCTCTATAAGTGTCGGGGCTTGGAAAGTAGCTGGATGACAGCTGCTATTTGCATATGTAAACGCATCGTAATGCGTGAGAGCGACCTGTTTGTCGCTGGCGCTAAATGTTCAATAACGGAGTATCGAGCATCTGTTTGTTCTACTTTTGTTCTGGTTTGGGGTCAAGACGAAAAAAAAGGCCACCGAAGAAAATCGGTGACCATTTGGGTCTGAGATATAGTCGTCAGCTGCTAGATATCAGCTACAGCAGAGGCACGAGCTTTACTGTCGCCATGCACATATCTCTTCGTAGTTTGGATGCTGGCGTGACCAGCAATCTCACCAATGATTAGTGAGTTGACGTTTTTATTAGCCATATTGGTAAGGGCTGTGTGGCGACAAACATGGAATACGAAAGTCTTGTCGTCACGATAGCCTAGAGCCTCTCTACAGTTCCACCAGCGGTCATAGAAGACCGAATGGGTAAAGGAGTAGTTGATAGACTTCTGAAGGCGCTGAGCGGCCTGAGATGCGACTTTATTGAGGGGTACATCACGACCCTTAGATGTCTTGGTTACTTCTGGCGGAAGATACATTTCTTTGAAGTCTTCGCGGATTACGACCTTCGGATGGTTTATCATTACAATCTCACCACACCTCATCCCTGTCTTACATGACAAAGTAACCATGTCAGCCATCCAGCTGTCACCAGTTTCGGTGAAGTAGTTGCAGATAGCTTCGACTTCTGCATCTGTGAACGAGCGAGGGCGACCACCTAGTTCTTTGAGACTACGACAGCGTGGGTAGTCTGCAATCACCCTAGATTCGACAGCGAACCTAAGAGCGGCGGACACAGCGCTCATATGGCGATTGATAGTGCCGTTTTTAATACCAGTAGACTGAAGATAGTCACGATAGTCGTAAAGCATCTTGGCTGTAATCTGGCTCATAGGTCGGATGCCATAATCTTTGAAGCTACAGAAACGAGAAATCTGCATGAGACAGTCGCGCCGATGCTTAAATGCAGACCAAATATTTCTTGCGTTATTGGTCGCGTAAAGCAAAACATTCGTGTCTTCATCGTGGTCTAATGATGTTTTTGGGGTCTTTGTAGGGGGTGTGTCGGCAACCTGAGTGGTCTTTGGTTGCGCTATAACATCGCAGTTAGAGCTGATGATTTCATCCTGAGTGGACTGTGTGTCTTGTGAGAAAAAGTCGAATTGTTCCATTAGTCATCTCCTTGGTTAAAGAAGATGTAACAGTGCGCAATCGCTTGCCTACAGCCATTTTTCAAGCGTTAACGAGCAGACTGTTAATCGCTTGGCCGGCGGTTCGAATCCGTCCCGGGGAGCCAAATCCTCCGTTTTAGCGGGGTTAAATTTAGCTCAGTCCAGTCCAAATTCAGCAAGCGATGAACTGTTACATCAATCGCTTGCCCTGATTCTACCTATTCCTAAAACATAATGTAAAGCCATTTAATCGCTTGCTGCTGCCGTGGCTGTGCGTGAGCCTTGGTTTGCTGATAGTTTTACCATCGCTTGACCTGAGTGGACTGTGCGTTGATTTCCGCAAGCGATTTTCATATTTGACGTAAAATGGCGCAAGCGATAAGTTTTTGACTTACTCCGCAAGCGATAAATTGGGACTGATAGCATTATGGATGGTACTGAAAACATACCAGTTTGGGTTAAGGAACTTGGCTTCAATTCCTTTGACGAAGTGCGTGAACGTAAGCTTGAACTGGAACAGATTATCTATGGCGGCGGTAGTCCTGAGCTGCGTGAGGCCAACGCTAAAGAACACAAAATCAGGAATACTATCAAGGAAGAGTTTAGTGGCGAATGGCCTGAAATAAGAGACAAAGAAGATACCATAAACTTTCTCCGCGGCGAGACTTATGGTGGGGATATGGGAGAAGAGGCTTTTGAGTTCGCTAAGGAAGAGGTCGAGGTTTTAGAAGCCGAAATTAGAGCCGCCATCGAAAAGCATAGTGATAAGCCGATTTGGAAAGAGTGGATAGCAGCAAGATTAGAAGTGGAGAATTGCTTAAAAGCAGAAGCTGAAAAAGATGAAAAAGCCAAGGCTGAACACTCTCGCATTGAAAGTTATCAAGTAAGAAAATCTGGTATAGCTTCACTACTTCCAGAGAAAAAGGAAGCAGGTAAACTCACTTTAGAAGACCATTTTGAGATGAATGAGTACAACGAACGAATAAGGCGCCTTGAATATCATACTAGATTATATCCAGACCACGTAAAATTAGGAATGACGCTCGAAGAAGCTATAGAAATTGACTGGGATTATGACCACAGCGCCTGGTATCAAGAGCCAGTTGATGAGTTACGTATGGAAGTCGATGCACTCACGACCCAAAGCAAATGGAACAAAATAGAATATAACCGCCTAGAGCGGAAACTAGATGGAGCTAATTTAGATAACCAGCATCTACACAGAATTAATGCTCAAA